GTATTTCCTGCAATACGCCGTTGGTGTTATCCATCACATTTCCAAACCTTCATTTTACTGATCAGGCATTACGATGCCAGAACTGATCTCGAATTAAGAGAACACCCCGGTTGTATTTTCAGCAATACGCCGTTGGTGGATGAATTTTATATTTGCGTCATGTTAGTAATAGTGATGGCTGTTTACAGCAAGCAACTAGATCAAGGGTTGTTATGGGTTCGATGGTCGCTAATTAGTTTTAGCTGCTTTTAAGTCGAACTCATATATTGGGAGATATTAAGGGTGTGACACCCACTCCTGGCGGAGTAGCGGCCCGCCGTCACCTGTGTAAGCACTACAGAAAACTCAGTGTAACTTTAGCACTGCATGTATGACGAATCAACGTACTCATACATTGCTTTGATAAGGCGAAACTGTTTTAGTGCCCAAGAAAACGTAGAATTCCGTTCTGAATCATGTTACGTGACATTGACACGATGGTTATAACAGGGTTTTCATGGATGTAAGCTTGAAATTTGTACCTGTGTTGTCGCCTTTCTGAGGATAAAGAAATGAACAAAGCCAAGCTGGTATTGCAGGATGAGTCATAATAACCTTATGACTCTATTCATGGTCATCACCAATAAATTGGATCATGAAATGCCTGCGAGGAGAAATAGAATAGAAACCGATCAAAAACTCTATTCGGCCCTGTGCAGTGGCCAACAAACCTGCACACTGGTCACCTTAACCACACTAGAAGAAATGGGGGGTGAGCACCCACATGCGCTTGGGCATGTCGGTGCTAGTTTTGGCGGAAGTTGTATCTTGCCACCATCTGGTACATTTAGTGGTCGTAAATACTTGATTGTTTGCCCCCGAGCGTCGTTTGTTGACGCTGTGCGGGGGCGCAACGCCTTAGTTTGTAGGGACTTAAAGTTCCAGAGGCACAAGTTTGTTAAATCGTTAGTCATTTTACACAATGACGAACGTCCCATATATCGAATTGTCTACGTTAGGTGTAGTTCGGGATTTGTGTGGGGGTGGAGTTACCGTGTTAATGTTTTTCATAGTTTAGTCATCAAGTTCGGAATTCGTAGTGAATTCTTCGATCTATTCGTTGTTATGCGCTTGTTTTTGTATGTCAATCTAGGGTCTGTATTGCCACTAGAGTTGATTGAGTGCATTTTATCGTATTTAGTAACTGTTAAGCGGTCGCATTGCGAGTCGCCTGATGGTGCGTACTATTATGATAATAAGCCGACAGAACACGTCCCGCGCTACTTTAGGTTGTTTTCAAGTTTGAGTGGAAACAACGGTGAATGGACGAATGGTGATGACATGGCTCGAAAAACGAAGGCTAAGGGTATTGAACATCAAGAGAAAGTTAGGGCTAGGAAGGAGGCATCTAACAAACTTTTACATTCAGTAAATCCTGGCATTGGTAACCGCAAAGGGGTGAAGTTTGGTCCCGGAAACGTTTCGGCTGGTGATCCGACACTGGTTTCAAAACTTAAAGATTCTGCTTGTCCAGAGGACAGTGGGACTTTGAACCCGTTACATTATAAGCATGCGTTGAGTGATGCAGCTATGGCCATTGATAATAGTAACAAAAATAGTATTAAAAGTGTAGTTTTAACCATCGGTTCTGTGGCCGGTGATGACTCCAGTGGTGTCTGTTCACCACTGCATAGTGATTGTGGAGCGTCGATAGAGGCCCCAGTTGCTAAGCCAAACGGGAGTGTTAAAATCAAAAAGATCAGTGAGGGTAGTATGCAATTGCATTGTCGAGATTGTGAATGTGAATTTGAGTACACGTTGAACGAACAGAATTTATTTAATCAGAAGGGATATGATGCGCCGGTAAGGTGCAAACCCTGTATTAAGTTAAACAAGGTTTCAAAAGCTGCCAAGAAGGCTGAATTTGACAGGTTGAAAGCAGATGCTTTGGATCTTGTAAACGAGACAAAATCTGTTTGCTCGGAATTAATGGTCGATAACGATCACGTTGGTGAGACCATGGAGGGGTTAACCAACTTTAACCGAGATTTAAGTGTATTTAATAAATTTTCTGATGTGACCAAAGAAGTTTTAACTCGTGTTCAGGGCGAGGCCAGTAAGTCATGTAAACAAAAGAAGGATCCTGAGATTGTTCCTGTGTTTATACCATCATCTGGTCCAGAGCTTGAATCTCAGAGTGTTTTTCTAAGTTGCTTCCCATGGTTCAAGCGTTATCGGAGGGGTTTGTTGAAGGTTGTCCAGGATGATGTGTTAATCAATTTACCACGTGTATCACCACACCGAGCTATATTGTCGTGTGTGACAATTGTGCCCGTGCCAGTGGGGTACATCTGGAAGTGTTGGCGCAGTAGGAAAGACAGATCTCCCATTGATATGGACGTCGTTAAGTTTGAGGACTTGGTTGAATCTGGTGAACCCGATGACTGGGCAAACCGATCAGGATTCATTAGTAAGTTCCAGGGCTCGACCGTGCTTGAGTTGGAGAATGAATTAGTTTTGCAATTTGGATCCACCGTAAATGTTGATCATTACACTGAAGCTCGGATGACGATGGTGTTGCGCGAAAAGGTTGCGTCTGAGTTTAAATCCCCACTACCTGATGTTCTAGTCTGCAATATTGTGGCGAGGGCGTCGTTTCGGATCAAGTTATCCTTGGCTCGTAGAATCAGTCATGCTGGTGCTACAGCTAATAGGGTGCTTGTCAGGCAGTGGTAGGGATTTGCAGGGATGGGCAAGTTATGTGAAGGGGTGTCACGCTTGTCCCTGCCGGTCATATTAACCGCTTCTGCGGTTTATACTCCAGTTCCACCTGATACGACGGTTGTCAAAGTGGACAAATATATACTTAGACAGATAGAATCCGGTGCTATGAATGGTGATCTTACGCCAAATTTTCGTGATAGCACAGGGGTCGGTAACGAAAGTTGCCGGTCTGTCTTTGGACCTTTTTTTCCAATTCCAAAGTTATGTCTCCCTGGGAAGGGGCCGGTGGAATATAGGATTTTGGTTGGTCGGATGATTGCGCTTAGGGCTCCCGATAAACCAGGTTATTCTGTTCAATTGGCTCACAACCAGGTCGCTGGCATTCGTTCCGTTAGGTGTCTTTTGGGCTTGTTCAAGAGACATTTAGAGTTGAACATCGACAGGAAATCTTATGAGGAATCTTATCCAGCGTGGCTTTATGAGCCAAACGCCAAACGGCTTTTGCGTATTCGAACGCACGAGTTAGCCAATGGCATGGGTGGGAATCATCAAGATGATTTGAAACATGTTGAGTTTAAACCAAAGAACGACGAGTTGCTAGCTGCAAACAAAAAACGGGGTATAGGTGATCTTGGTGTGTACAGAACGGACGCTACTGCTCATATTATGGGCAGCATTAAAGAAGCGTGGAAAGTAGATTTCGTACACCATAATTACACTATTCGTTATGTAAAGAGCGCGGACAAGATTAGTTTGTCTGACGCTTTCCGGGACTTAATTGCTCCTGGGCATAATCGTGTCGTTTTCGTTTACCATTCAGATGATTCGTGCGTTGGGGCTAGTTGCTCCGACGGCGTGGTCAATTTTAATGGAGACATTTCAGCCTGTGACGGTTCACATAGGACAGTTTTGTTTAATACGTTGCTTAGAATGTTGTCGCATACTCACGGTGTGCCAAATGTACATCATTCTGCATTGAAGCGTGCGTTTAGTTATTTAGAAAAAGATTTAGTAGTCAAGTATTCTGCAGACCGCAAACAAAAGGTGAGGTATTCATTTAATACTCATCGTTTGTATTCTGGTAGCACTTTGACTACAATCGTAAATAACTTTGCTAATTTGCTCATTGCTATGGCGTTGACACTACGGGTTCCAAACCCTTCCCTTGTCACGATGGAAGAGTTTTATGAACAATACAGGTTGGCCGGTGAGGATGTCGGTTACATCCTCAGAACTGGGCGCTGTTCTTGTCCAGAACAGCTGCAATTTTTGAAGCATTCACCCACGTTAATTGGTGACGTTTGGGTGCCATGGATGAACTTAGGTGCATACATTCGTGGGTTCGGCTCGTTTGCCGGTTATCTTCCGCATAAAACTGGGAAGTACCGTGAGGCAGCAGCCGAATTTGTTTCTGAAGTTGTGCGTGGTCGGTTGGGTTGGGGCAACCACCTATTCAACGACGCCTTTCACCATTTGATGGGAAAGGAAGTTACTTTGAAGCCAAGGATTATCCGGGTTATCGAAGAGGAAAAGTCGAAGAGTTTGGGGGTTATGGGGGAGCGAGTGTCGCTGTGCGCGCTTGCGCGGAGGTACGAGTGTACTGTCGTTGAGCTGGAGGAGTTGTGTTATCGCATATCCACCGCGGGAGTTTCAGACGTCGTGTATCTTCCGATTGTAGAACGTATCTACGCTACCGATTACGGTTAGTGTGGACGAATGGTTCCGGGGTAGCAATCCCCGTTAACAAAACTGGCTATAAGAGTTTTCTCCCTATATGGAGATTTCGCCAGATTTGCAGGGATGGGCAAGTTATGTGAAG